TATCTTTACCCATATATGGTGTTGGGGTAGGCGATTTCTTTTTTGGTTCCTCTACTTGTTGATTTGTTGTATCAGTCATCTTCACCTCCATGCAGGGCCACGTATAGTGGGTAGCTACTGTTGGTATTAAAGACAGGGCCAGACGAGGAGTCTAGGTGGCTGTCAAATTCGTTGGTCTTTTAAATAGACCTAAATTTTTATTATTCCATTATATTTTTTGGTTTTACCCGTGGTGTACGAGAAGCCATTTTTTCTGCTTGTGCTCTATCAGTAAGTTCAGTAAAAAATATGTGCTTTGATTTCTCGTCTTGACCTGTGTTTATCATGCCTATTCTTTTATCTCTTGTCCATGAGGGAGCATTTCTACTGTTATATAATTCTTTAGTAACATAGTGTGTTGCATTAGATGTTGGAGGACTTGTAAGCACTTTTCTAGCATAGCTTGCTAGAGAATTTATGTTTTCTTTTGATGCTACAAGTTTACCACTTTTTCTATTTACTAAATTACCTGTTTCTGGGTCTATCATATGCTCTTGAAATGTAGAATATGTTTCTTCAAATTGTTTTTGATCATCAATCTTATCTTTTAAATAATTAGGTCTAGTTTTTTCTTTATCAGCATTAAACCTATTAATAATTGTGTCGGCAATAAATTGATGATCTTTACCTGATGTATCTTCTCCAAGAAGAGTTCTAGCAAAATATTCAGCAGTCTTAAATCCAAGAGGTTTAAATTGTGGCTTTACTGTTTCTCCTCTTTGATACCCTAGTCTTACATCACTCGGATTTTTTTTTTGATTAGCGAATGGGACAAAGCTGGCTGGAGACTGTAAAGACTGAGGCACAGCATTACTAATATTTTCAAGGACAGAACCTGTAATCGGTGTAGCGAGAAAAGGTTCTTGTGGACTTGTTGGAAAAGTGTTTGCTCCTGTTTGTAGACCTTGAGCTTGTCTAGCAACTTGTGGAGCAAGGAAACTGGATTGGGGGTCACGTTCAATAGCACCTCCGGTTTGTGCTTTAATAGGAACAACAACAGGTTTAGTTGGATTATTAGGATCTCCCATAATTCTTTGAGGTTTATCTAAATTNTCAGGACTTATTCTACGAAGAGTATCTTTAAAAGGTACTGATGAATCTGCAACTAATATAGCTGCCTCACTAGCCTCTGAGTTATTTTTATTTGGTTGTTCTTCTTCTAAAATATTTCCTAAAAAGCTCATTACTTTTGCTAATCCACCCTCAGACATAGTAGCTCTTTGCTCTACTTCCCCACCTTCATTCATCATAGGTGGTGTATCTGCCATTGCCATAACTTGTTGTTCGGATTGTATAGGAGCTTGTTGTTGTTGTTGTGGCATTTGTTGAGCCATGAAACTTTGCATGGCTTGTTCTTTTTGTTCTGCTTCTTGTTTTTGTATTTCTTCTTGTTTTTCCCTNTACTCAAGGCCACGATCATTCATGTCCTCAAGTTTTTTAATACCAATTTTTTTTACAACTTCTGGTGGAATAATATATTCACCATTAGATATAGCTACTGGCACATCGTCATCTGGGTTTATATCTTGACCACTAATTTGTACGCCTTCTTTGATTAATTGACGTACAGCATTTTTAATTAAATCGTTGATGTGTTTTGTACCATGATATTCAACAGCAGCAGCATTAAGAACAAATGTGCCTTCTGGTAATTCTGTAGGCACACCATCATCTGTTGGTCCACCACCACCGGGAACATCTACTTCACCTACTGGAGCACCTTGTATAACATTACCATTAGCTATTGCCTCTGGTGGAAGATCTCCTAACATACCGCCATTTTCCATGTTTATCATTCCGCCTTCTTTAAAAGAAAAATCTGCTGCTTTTCCATATATAGGTTTTTTTGCAAGAACTAAAGGACCTATTTGTAATATTTCGTCTGCTTTTAATATTGGTGTACCTGTTGCTTTATCGTAGAAATAACTATGTCTAAATGGATTCATTCCTACTTGAACATATTCAGAATTAGGATTAGCTAATTCCTTTTTAACTTTATTATAAACTGTATCAACAGGAACATTATCGTAGTCTCCGTGTATTCTACCTATAGTTGCTTTACCTGTTTTACCTCTAGCAATATTCAATGCACCTTTTTCAGAGGAAACAAAGTCAACATTTTTTAAAACAGCACTTTGTCCATAACCTATAGATTTACCGCCCTGTTTAGTTCCATCATGTAAAGAAACCACCCATGTATTATAATTATCATAAGCAGGAATATCTAGTCGTGATGCAACTCTTTTTCCTTGTAAAGAAGAACCATCTAGTGTTTTACCAACTATACCTGTTTTAACTTTACTTTCATCAAGAACTGCTTCAATTCTATCTAAATCAGGAACTTCTGGCATTTCTTTAATAGGAACTATTGGCTGTTTATCCCTAACAATATTATCATATTCTGCTTTTGTTATTTTCTTATTATATAAATCTTCAGCAGCTTTTTGTACTTCTGGTATTCTTTTTTGTCTTTGACTTTCTGAAAGTTTATATTTTTTTCTTAGTTCTTCTTTAGCAGTTTTAGTTAATGCTTTACCTTGACGAAGTGCCGTAGTTGCTATTTTACCTCCGGGTACAAAACTTGCAGCTGCTATTCCAATATCAGCTAAGCCACCTCTTCCACCTAAAAAATCTACTGTGCTTTTTCCTACATCTATCGCCCCACCAACACCGGGAAGAAATGTACTTGCTTCTAATAATTGTTCTTTGTTTTGTTGTGCCTCTTCTGGTGTAGGTTCGTCTACAGATTTTACTGCTTCTACAAAAGCAGCTTGAGAAAAGCCATCTGTCTTTGGAATAGTTTTTGGTTCTAAATACTTTTCTTTTTCTTCTGATATTGTTCCGCTTAAAAAACCAACCATGTTATTTGCTCATGCCNAAGAAACCACTAAATTGTCCAAAGGGATTAGTTTGACCGCCTTGTGCTGGTGCTGGTGCTGGAGAGTCAAAGTCTGGTTCAAAACCACCACTACCTGCTGTTGGTGGTNNTGGTTCAGGTTTANAATCTGGCCCAGTAAATTCAGGAGTATTTCTATCAGGAGGATTAAAAACCGNATCTGCTGTTCTTGCTCTTCCTGAATATTGTTCTGCTTGTCTCTCTGCCTCTGCTGCACCAAGTATAGCACTTTGTATGGCATCAGATCTTGTTTCATCTATTGTTGGTAAACCTAATATTTTACCAATTAAGTCATTAGTTTGAGTTAGCACACCAAAACCTTTTTTTCCTTCTTGTAAATTTTGTTGAAGTGCTTGAGAAATACTTCTAGCACTTGTGTTTCTATCAGTAGCTAAAGTTAAAATATCTTGTGGAGTAAAATCTTCAGAGCTTGCAAATATTTCACCTAAAACATTTTGACCAACAGCTACAGGGTCAAAATTAGGTGAATCAGGGTCAGTACGACCTGAAGGGTCAAAGTCTAGACCCGGATCAAACATAACTCCACCAAACTTTTCATCAAATTCTTGATCTATAGGGTCAATGGGTTGTACTGGATATTGACGTTCAAAAGGTGCAACATCTATGCTAAAATCACCTCTAGGTTTAGCAGTTCCAAATTTAGTTTTTACTACATCAAAAATAGTTGGTTCTACTCCTGCACCAATAGATGTAATCGGTGTTGCTGAAGAGCTTGGTGTAAGTGCAGTTACCGTTTGTGTATTCATGGGAGTTATGGGAGTAGCTTGAGTTAAGGTTTCTAAGGTTGCCTGTTCTCCCAATCCTATTTGACCAGTAGCTAATCCCTGTGGATTTACATTTGGACCTGTAAGATATGATACCGCCATAGCTATTTCCTATTTCTATTCATTTCTGTGTAATTATTCCGCAGCTTCAGCAATGTTCCCAGTAAAGCCAGCTTCCCCTGCAATCGGTGTATCTCCTGTACCGATGTTTCCGCCACCAACGCCTGAGTCATCTGCTGGGTTTGCTCCAACAGGTACTCCTCCAGAGCCAGCCATGCTTGCTCCTGCTCCATCAGTAGGCCCAGCTTGTGGAACGCCCCCTTGTGGTTGTTGTTGCTCATTTAAACCTCTCAATACATCTGCAAAAATTGCTGCTTCATTAACATCATTTACTAACTCATTAGGATCTATATCTTGAGATACAGCAAGCTCTCGGATGAGATTAGGTATCTTGACAAACGGTGCTAACATAGGATTAGATACTGTTTGTAATAGTGTAACTAATCTTTGTGTGCGTACTTCTTTTTGCATAACAGCAGAAGTACCTTTTGGTTTGATTTCAAGATCCCCTTCTATTTCTGGGTTCTCATCGTTGAACTGCATATTCCATTGGAAATATGTCTCACCTAGCGGTTTCAATAAATAATCGTCAATGTTTTTTATTACAGACTTTATTGATAGGGTTGAAGAGTTCATTAACATAGACAAACCAGCAGCAGTACGACCTGTACCTGTAACTCCTGTCTGTCCGTGCATAATACTTGGTATACCTGTTTCTTCATCGGCTAGTTGTCTAGCCTTGTCATACATTTGTGCATTAGCTGGTGCAGTATTAGGAAAGTTAATAGCATTAATTGCTGTTCCTGTTACACCGGACTGTCGTCTAAATACTTTACCCGGATAGATGTCATAGTTTTGACCGGGGACAAGCATTGCTTCATCAACATCAAAAACAACATTACCAGCAAGAGCAAGGTTATCTATAGCCATACGAATATGACCATTCATTAAGAGTTGTGCATCTTCCATATTTTCTGCAATACCAACTCCAAATAACTGATAAGGATTAACTTCATAAGAGAACGAGTGGTAAGGCATACGTTCTGGTGTAAAGGGATTAACAACTAATCGTAATACTTTGTTTCCTGAAACCCAAGCATTTACCGAATACGAAGATAACCCTTCCATGCCTTCAAATATTTCCAAACCTGCTTCTTGAGCAAGTGCAGCATCAAGAGTACCCCAATATTCCAAGACTTCGTAGCGAGTATCGGAATAGATAGGGTCGTTTTGATCCGACTGAAGTTGCGACTCAAAATATTTTTCTTCGTAGTTTGGTCCATTTTCTAATAATTCCTCAATAGTTGAATGATCAAAGAAAGGTTCGTCTTTTAATTTGCGAAGTTGTTGACGATTAAGTTTGTGTCTTTGTATAACATATTCTGCCTCATCCATACTAGTAGCATTAGGATCTGGATATAAATTCCAACAAGACACATGAGAAATATTAGGATTATTTTTATAGATGGGGGTATATTCTTTTTCTCCCATCTCATTTCTACGCCATCTTGGTACAGTTTTTTCTGTAGTAAATGGTCCTTTAATAATTCCTGTGCCTAACAAACAACATTCAAATATAGCTTGACGAAGTTTTTTTATTGCATCAGTATCTGAAAGTTGATCATGGATTATTTTTTCCATATTAGCGGCAGCTAACGCAGCAGGTTTTATTTGTGGTTGCCCTAGTCTCGCTGCACCAGCAACAAGGTTATCACTTTCATATTCTCTACCTAAATTTCTAACAATAGGATTTTCATCTAGGGCTGTTGCTTCTGTTGCTCCGGGTAACAACTCCATATCATCACCGGGAAAACCAAAAGGACTTTGTGCTTGTTGTTCCTCCGGTGTCTTTAAATGAGCAAACTCTGGTATTCCTTCTGGAACAGGAGTAGGATCAATCACTATAGGAAACTTCTTATTAGCAAAAAGTATGTCGTTGATTTGACCAACAGCAGCAAGAACTTTTACTTTTGTAATCTTTACAAAAACACGAGATTTTTCTGACTCTCTTAGTTTTTCTTGATTTGCACCATCAGATAGACCCCGATAGTTTTTATAGGCTTTTAACCATCGTTGTTCATCAGAATAGCGACCATCCTCTGCTACTTTAAATTTTTCACGTATATGTCCAACAAGAGCATGAGCCTTTGTCTCATCTCCAAGACGAACATCTACAGCTGTGTCACTATCTTTTTTTTCAGGATCAATATCAAGAAATGTCATAAAAACTAGTAGTCTTTTTCGTCAGCCATACTATTGAAGTTTGGAGACACGTTAGTTTTAGTTTGTTTTTTTGGAGCATCTAATGTAGATACAAAGGCTTGAGCAGGGGCAGAAACCCATGACTCTAGTGGGGCTTTTGTAGATTTACCATCAGGTACTTCACTCATTCTGCCTTGTGCAGAAGTGCTTGTTAAATCTATCATAGTTTGTGGCATAATTTTTTTCCTATTGTTAAAGTTGATGTTATACTAAAATTACTATCAGTACCCAAATATTATGTCTCTTGGTTCAGGTGCTGTATTTTTTATTCTACTAGACCATGATGAAAAATTTGTGGTGTTTATTTGTTGGAACATACACAAATATCTTAGGGCATCATAAGCATGATCTTCTGCTTTGGTGTCTACATCTTCTGAATTAGTTTTCGACAGCGGTATTGCTGGAAGAGTTCTTATTAGATTGTGACACGACTCAAATATTTTAAGTTTTGACTCTCCGGTTTCTGGATTAACTTGTAATCGTTTGTGGACTTCTAGTTTACCACTTATTCTTTCTGAATTAGAGGGCAACCATCGTAATCCTCTTTGTATCATGGTTTGTGCTACCGATGGTGCTCCTGCTATTCTATTCCAACAAGACTTATCTAAGACTGCTGAAAAAATAGAAGGATCGTTTGCCTCTGCTTCAAATATAGCATCTGCTAACATATCAGCAGTTAATCTACTCGTATAAAGCTCTCTATACACCCATATATTACCATCATAATCCACAGCAGCCCACAAAACACAGGAAGGACTACTATAACCATAATCAGCAGCACGAAAGCGAGGCCAACCTCTAGGAATATCAAAAGGCTCACAAATATGTAAAGCACGATTAAATTCAGCAAATGCGGCCCCTTCTGCAACATCCCAATCTCCTTCCAGTAATCTACGTCTTTCTACTTCCGGTAAAGAAAGTAACATAGCTTCGTATTCACCAGAAGCCATGAGGTATGGATTATCTGTTAGTCTTGCAGGGATAAACTTTCTATAGAATAATGGTTGTCCTGCTTTTTCGTGGTGTTTTGGAAATACCAACGGATTACCAGATTCCATATCTTTTGCTGCAAATGGTGTATTCGGTGTCGTTGGATCAATAAACATTTTTTTAATCCACCAACCGCCAACCCCACCGGGGTTTGCTGATGCTCTCATATAGGTTTCAATACTAGGGTCTGTTGTTCTTAGCCTTGAACGTAGGTAATCCCATACATACGGTGTGGGATAGTGTCCTAGTTCGTCAATACCTATCCATGTGAAGGATTGACCTTGAAACCTTGTGGCATCACTATCTTTGTCCACATAGGACAATAATATGGTAGCTCCGCTTGGAAAGATCCAAAGATTTTTGCTTTCTTTAAATATCGCATTAGGAAATGCTTTGGGATAGACTTTCTTTGATTGGTCTATCAACTCTGCTAACTCACCTAGAGTACGCCTGAGAAGTAAGGCTCGGTGGTTTGGATTATCAGCATATCGCAATGGATCTACCAGAAGTGCATAGCTTTTGCCACCACCAGCTGCACCTCCGTATAGCACTTCTTTTTCGGGAGCAGCCAGAAAATCTGTTTGTGGCCCCTCGTTGGGAGAAAATATAAGTTCTCTTTCTTCCTCAACGATAATTTCTTTTATTGAAGGTGGCAAAGAATCTACAAACTCTGTTGTAGCCAATCCTCCCTCGGTTAATAATTTTTTAGCTTTTTTAGACCTATTTACACCCACGTTAGCTTTATTAACGTCATTTTGAGCCTTTTTCTTCTTTTTCAATGCTGCTCGTTCTGATCGTCTAATTTTTTCTATTTCTAGCTGTTTTTTACTCTTGTTATACTTGCCTTTTTCTCCGGGTTTTAGCTTCGGTCTTGCCATTTTGTGTAATTTCTATTATTTTTCTGGTGTTATGTCCACCATTGGTTTTTTACTAGGTAAAAGCACTATTCCATGTTTAATTTCACCACTTACATCAATCTGTTGACGCTTGGTAATACCAACTCTGTCTAAAATATCTCCAGCAGCACGGAATTTTAACTCTAGACGATTGGTCGGTACATGACTGTCTCTTTCTAAATCCATCGTATTAACAATGTTATCGGCTGCTTTGACAGCTGCACCATTTAACATGACTTTTGTACGCTCTGCTATCTCTTCTTTCAGAGCAGCTAGCACATCTTTACGACTGTAAGGGCTGTACTCTGCTGTTTTTAAAGCATCTGTTACACTACCACCATTAGAAAACAAAGCTGTTAGGAAACTTTCTTGTTTTTCTGTTAGTTTTTTCTTAATTAATCCTGTGGCTGTCATGTTGTGTTGAAGAGAATATCTCTCTTGTCCTCACTAAACAAATAATCCCGAAAATAGTTGATGTTGATTGGGGGAATATTGAGTGTGAAGAGAAACTTCTCCACTCATATACTACTATTATAGTGCATAAATGGACACTTGTCAAGTAAAAAATACAAAAACNTAAAAAAAAATAAAAAAAATTTAAAAATAGTGCTTGTACGATTTTACTTGACAAAACGCAAATTTACCTGTATAATAGTATTAACGGTTTTGACGAAGGAAAAACCCCTATACCCTATATTAAGAACACCAACCTCCATCCGTGGGGGTTTTTTTGTGGGTGAACCCTAAGAACACCAACCAAATTACCCAAATCCAAAAAAATAAAAAATTTCTGTCACCCATGTATATAAGTATATAGGTAGGCCTAGTGCCCCATGCGTACCCCCAAAATAGAATTTAAATTTATATATTAATTAACTTACTGATAACAAACAATAATTTATCTAATTTATCTAGAATATTAATTAAAATACTATCAATAGTATAATTTAATTAACATAGGGGGGTTAAATAATAAAAAAACCTTAGTTTATGCCCCCTACTACCCCTTATTTAATATTTAAGGGGTTTTTTTTGTCTCTGTAGTACCCCATAAAAGCATTTTAACTAGTTTATAGACCTTATACCCTCATATTATAATAAAACGCCCTAGCGTCTATTTATGGGGCATATACAAGCACTTAACCCATTATTGTTATTATTGTGCATAGGCATAAAAAAACCCCCCGGAATTAATCGGGGGGCTAGGTTTGGCGGTGTATATAAAATTAATTAACACCGCCCGGGGGAATAACTTAATATTTATGCAACCGCTCCCAAGTGGCTATATGTTGGCATAACATGNTTNGAGATCCAATTGGCAACACGCTCCTGCCTATTAACTCCGGCGGANANGCTNGANGTATGCAATTTTTGTGTATCTCCAATATGCCTTGAAAACGTGCTAGATCTTAACGTGCTCCAATCAGTAACCGCCGATACTAAACTCCAGACTGTACGCCCGCCACGCCTTGCGCTTTCACCCTCAAAATGATCAAGTAAATGATCCAAAGTAATATCCGCTGGCTCTCTTTTGCTATTCTCTATTTTATCCGGCGTTTTATTGTCGACCATGCCCTTGAGAGTTAAAAGCAATTCCTTTGCTTGGGCGTAA